AAATCATCTTTTCGATCATTTTTCGGTCAAAATAGCTTAGATATATTTGAAAACCTTGATACAGCAAGGCTTTCACTTAATTTAAAGAAGTTAATATGGAGATGAGGGGTTTTATAATATGCTTTTCATAGCATTTCACAACATTTCAAAAGCTAGTATCTTAGCGATTACCATTTCTTGATTTTCCTAGCTTTTGCGTTTTATTCGGTCAAAAACTCGGTCAAAAATAAAAGCCGCTCTAAAGAGCAACTTCTTCAGAGCGGTTTTTATTATTTTTAAGATAGTCATTAACGTCAATTAATTGCAGCCGATAATCTACTAATTTGTTAGCTTCACTTTTTATTTCTTTAGGATCAGTTGAAGAATTTAGGACTTTAAAAGTTTGTTCCATCAAATCTTCTAAAATTGCTTTTCGCGCACGATAGGTTTCATATCTATCCTTTTCGATTAAGGTATCTAAGTAATCCATTATTTTGCCTCATAACTTTCATAATTGATTTAAATATAACACAAAAAAGCCGCTCCAGGAATTTAATCCTAGAACGACTTTTATAATGCTTAATATTATATCTAATATCTAATATTTTCTATTTTATTTTTACTTAAACTTTCCTAGTGCTTTACCGTACTTATCTTTACCTACTATATAGCCATAACCTTTAGAACGTGCTTGTCTTAACCACAGGCGCTTAGGACCTTGTAGAGTTGCGTCATACTTTACTACAGAGCCTTTAGGTAGTTTTGCGATAGCGGGTGAGCTGATATGAGGCTCTTTATGAATTTCTAGAGCTTGACCTAATACAAAAGTACCTGATTTCTTTTTCCAGGTAGATTTCTTTTTAGGCTTAGCTTCTGCTTTACTACTGCCTTTTGCTAATTTCTTCCAGCCTTCCTTAGTGGTATTAACCACATTACGATCCATGTTGTCGCCGGTAAATTGCCAAACAGTGTAGGTAGGCCATGGGCTTGTTTTAACATTCATATTAGGCAACTTCCAACTCTTCCAATCCATAGAAGGATAAGAAGCAACCCATAAGCCACAATCCTTAGCACAGTTGGCAACTTGGCTGATTGATGAAGCTTGAACATAAATCAAGCACCACACACCAGATAATTTATGAAATTCATCAACAAATCGACGAACATAATTAGTATTACCCCAACTAGCATTCTGGTTGCTTTCCCAGTCTACAGCAGGAACGGCTTCACCTACATAGTTCTTCGTATTTTTGTAAAAATATTTCGCTTCTGCTTCAGGATTGCCACCACCACAATAGTGATAAAAGCCTAACATTTTCCCAGCTCTTTTAGCCGCTTGATAGTCCGTATCGCAGTGAGGATTAATATAACCTGTGCCCTGTGTTGCTTTCACCATAATGATATCTACACCACTTTGAGTAGCATATGAGCGTGGAGAATCGCTATATACATCAACCATTTTTAACATCATTATCACTCTTTTCTTCATCATCCGCTAATTTCATAGCAGTTACAGCTTTTTCGATTGCACCTGAAATAGCAGCATCGCTAGGAATAGGGAGTTTTGCATCTGCTAACGATGATTTAATCTTAGTTGCAACTTCCTTCTTTTTAGCAGTTCCTTTTTCACTTGAATCTTTAAGATCATAAGAGAATACACTTGCCAGCTTACCTAGAATGTCTAAAGAAAACGCTAATGCGTCTCCTTCACTTTTCTTTTTATCGATAACGGTTTTATGCTTCTTATACCAAAAAACAGCGTAAGAAAAAACGATGGCAATAACCACCGCCGCTATATCCATAACAATATTATCCATTTTTCTTTGCTTCCTTTAATTTCAATTTTAAATGTGAGATTTCATCTTTCAAATCACGGTTTTCATCTCGCACACGATCTACTTCATCCTCTGCACTCATCCAACGATGAAAATAGTCGTCAGTATCGCGCTTTTTATTCTCATCTTTGTGCTTAATATAAGCCTGATAAGCTCCAACAACGATAGATAGGATAGAACCTAATGCACCGGAAGTAATAATTAAAACTAAGTCTTTCTCAATAATAATTACCTTCCTTCTGCTATTTTACGATCTCTATCCTTGATCCTTTTTTCAATTCTGCGGTTAATTAAACTGTTAGATCTAATAACTCCAAACGTTAACAGTAAATAGCCAAACATCGCAAAAGAGAAGGCTATCAAGTGATTGTTATGAGTTACTATTCCGTTTGCAAACTCGAGAAAACTTTCGCCACCCACAAAAGCACATTGCGATAGTAGCCAGATTAAATTAGCTTGACTAGGAATAGCTTTTTGTAAAGCTACATAAATTAGCCCTAATCCAGTAAATAACGCCCAAGTACCAATACAGTCACTATTGATAAAAACAGCCATGTCCGGCGGCCAGAAGTAATAGTTATCATCAATGATAAGCATGATGCCTATTGCTGCAGTTACTAGACCTAGAATAATATGTGCTGGATGATGTTCCGTTCTACTTAGTAGTTCCTTCAGATACTTCATATTTATCACCCGTGATGCGTTCATACTCACTAGCTGGTAAAGTACCTTGTGCTACATCGTTTGCTAAATCATGTTTGTCAATCCAGCCCCAGTTATACATTTTTTCGGCTTGCGTATAGCAAGGATTGAGGTTAAAAGGTTTAAAAGTAAAATTTAACTTTAACATTATTCAGCATCTCCTTCCTTGGTAGTTTCTTCTGTTTCATCGGTCTTAGTAGGTTCCTTAGGCACTTCTTCAGACTCACCCGGTGCAGTAGGTGCGGTAGCATTAGAATTTGTCTTGCCATTTACAGCGGCGGCAAGTTCTTTCAAAGCATCCATTACTTGAGAGCCAAAACTATTAAATTGTTGTCCTAATTCCGCAAGGTTTTTATTAACTGATACGCTTGATTCTCTCAAAGCGGCGATTTCAGTGTTTGAATCTTGACCTTGTCCCTTTAAAGCTTTGATTTCTGCATAAACGTCTTCATATTGATCCTTGCTTGCTGTATCACTAGAGCGCCATTTCTTAGCTGTCCAGTCGTAAACCGGATTAGTTACTCCCGTTGGTGGAGTGTCTACATAAGGATATGTACCAATTTTATCTTTATTGATAAGTACGCGCTTACAATTAGTTGTTGCATCACTTAACCAAGCGTAGCTATAGTCGCTAAGCAATTCCTTAATCATTTCTGCTTCTTCAGCGTTTAACTTTAAAGTTACTTCTTCTTGTGTTGGTGTTGGATTCATTACATTTGGGTCAGTCATTTGTTAACTTCCTTTCAAAATAAAAAAGCGCTATGTGCGCTTTGAAAATAATTCATTATATAAAGTTATTAAGTTTGATTTAGAGCGATATGATAGCAATTTATCGTAAGTACCTAGCCATGACTTAAAAGAGTTTTGCACATCTAATAGTTCTAAACTACCGCGATCTACTAAATTGCGATATTTCTTAAGTTTACGCCGCTCTCTAGTAATAGTTTTAGGATTAATCCTTTTTACTAGATGCCCACTGTTTGTTAATCGATAGCGCAATTTTAACCACGTGAACGTATGATTAATCTTCATTATCTTAGTCTTTTTGTGATTAATAAAGATGCCTAAATCATTAGCTATTTTAGTAATCTTATTCAAGATTTCATGTAGAAATTGCTTATCTTTACTAATAATATAGCTATCGTCCATATAACGACCGTACCAACGAATCGAATGTATTATTTTACAGTAATTGTCGATAGGCGTTGGGAAGAAAATGCTACAGATTTGAGAAACCTGGTCGCCGATTGCAAGGCTCTTAGCCATATATTTTTGACCAGTTAGATATTTACTATCTAGTTTTGCCTGTTTCCCTCCATCAAATTGCATTTCTAAGCAGCGCTCATACATTTCATTATTTAAGTATGATACATCAACTTTAAAATTTTCTAGTACACGATCTAACAACCACAGGTATTCCTGATTATGTACGTATTTAGAAACGGCCGCTTTGAGTTTATCATGTCGAATATTATCGTAATACTTACTGAAGTCAATAAGTAAAATATAACCTTCGTTAGTATTATATTTTCGATAATATTCGTGCACATGCTGTTCAAATCTGCGTCGAGTAAAGGATATGCCTTTACCTTCCAGGGATGCACCATTATCATGGATCAAATACTTGCGTAACTTTGGAATTAAAACATTATCACAAAAACTGCGTCTTATTATTCGGTCACTAAAAGGATTGCTTCTAATATTGCGTGCTTTTCCTCTTTCATAAACGGTAAAATGTGATCCCTGTTTAGCTTTATATGTATGATTTTGTAAGTCTTCGCTAGTTTCAACTAGTTTAGATAAATAATTCATTTCATACATTTGTATTTGTGGCTTCCAATCACTGCCGCTCTTGCTCTTCAAATAAGCTCTATATAAATTGTTTAAATCACTTACTTTTTCCATAAAAATAAGGTGGCTAATAGCGACAACAATCGTAACTGGTCGCGTCCACCTTGCTATTTACTACCTTTCATAAAAAGTAGAAGGACAGTTTCTCCTTCTTCCTTATCTTGTTCTGATAATAATCATTTTAGTATAAGGGGAATCCCGAACGCCATTCCAAGTGTTAGAAGCACCGTTCCAGTTAGCATCGCCATTGTTGCTCGCATTCGCAAACTCGGAAGCAGAGAAATGGGTTCATAGAAACTACCCTATTATTTATAATTAAACCTTTTTCTTAAGTCTAATATCAGACTTTCGCCAAGATTTCATTAAAACTATTTCTTTGTCAATCATTTTAATTGAAGTCTTATATTTATTAATATTTAGCCCTGGCATAATATCTACAATCGACTGCAACTCTTGTTTTAAGACATCACAATTAGCTATTGCTTTATCTTGATAAAGTCTCCGCTGTTCATATTCTAAAAGGTTAGTTACAAACAAGTCGTTAGCTCTATGAATGTCTCCTACAATATCTGCACACAAGTTAATAATTCTTTCAAATTTAAGGTCTAAAAATTGAGCTTCTCCTAAATTTGTACATCTGGTAACGCCAAAATCCAGCATCAAATATTTAACTAATTCCTTTTGTAGACATTGCATATTATGAAAGACTTCAAAACGTGATCTTTTTCTTTTACTTTTAGGTACTGACATAGGTCCTCTTTCTAATAAAAACTAGGGTGGATGACTCTTACATATTAAATACATTATTCCTCCCTGCTCGCATCACACCCCTAAAGGGGTGTTAGATTGCTCGATTAACCGATGAGGAAGAAAGCCCGAACGCCACCCCAAGCGTAAGAAGCACCGAGCCAGGAAGCATCGCCAAAGGCGCCCGCATACGCAAACCCGGAAGCAGAATGGATATCTCTAAGCCAGATAGCACCACGATTGAAATTGCGTTCTGTATCATTCATTCTCATAATAGGCAATTGACTATTATCATCACCAACGTTGTACCATGAGCCATTCTTGTTGTTACCGTTCAAAATTGAGCCGAAAATCATTACCTCGTTAGGAATAGCAACTTTTGCATCACGCCATTCGCCTTGATCTGGTGCACCTGAGTCATCAACATGAGTAGATACAACAGTTCTAAAAGTCATTAAGTGAGCACCAAAGTCTGATTCCAATTTTGTTTGAATTTGTGGCAAATAGGTCTTGTAAAGCTTTGAGCCTGCAAAACCGCCAGCAGTAGTATCAGTATCATTCATGTAGTGGGTAGTTTTACCATCTGGTCCAAGTGTTTGAGTTGGTGTCTTTGACCAATCTTGTGGCATTAATACTAAGTGGTTGCCTAAAGAACCATTATCTCCGTGACCTTTCTTGTAGTTAATACCTGCAATTACATAGCTTGAGCCATTAATAGTGAAGTAGTCACCAACAAACATATCGTGGAAAGTTCCGCTTTGAATATTGGCGATGTGCGTAGCATTAAGCGCACCTAAGTTTTGACCACGAAATACGTTGTTATGAGTTGGCGCGCCATCTGGCACCATTGCATAAAAAGCATCTCTTAATCGTGTTTTTGATTCTGAGTTGTCGTTAAAAGTCATTAAAAAATCGCTGTTAGTATCTGGCTTCCAGTTTTCATTAAAATCTTGGATTCTTACATCTGTCATTATTTATTCTCCTTATATTAGTATTCGCTTTTCCACTCACTCCAGCTATAGGAGTTGCCGTTGTTCCTAGTACCTATTCGGCGCTCTGTATGGTTTGGATCGTTTCTAGCCGAATAGATATATTGCATAATTTTATTAGTGTAGCCTAGTCTGGCAACTTCTAAGACCGCATCACTGTAGCCCTTTGCGTTACCTAAGTAGTAGCGACCAGGTTCGTGCAGTGCATCTAAATTGTTACTTTGAGATTCTGCACTAGTAATTTCAACACTATTTCTAAGTCTTTGAATGGTGCGGTCTGCCTCATCATTTTTATCTTTAAGTGCTAAAACTTGATTAGTAAGATCTACAATCACTTGATTAGATTGCAAGTTATTGTAATCGACTACTAATCGACTTATTGACGCATTAAGAATTAAAAATGATTGTTTAATGGCTTCCCCGACTTTACCAGCGTTTGCTACTGCACCATAGTCCGATAAAGTACTATCAGTTTTGATATATTCCGTTCGAGCCGTAATAGTTGCATTAGCATGGGTAGTTAAGCTCTTACCATCATGACTTAAGATTCTAATAGTACGGGTATTATTAATTACACCCGACTCGATCTCGTTAGTTTTGGTTATCAGACCATTAATTTGTCCGTCTTGTCGGTTATTAACATCTGCGTTAGCTTTTGCGATGTTTCTAACATCTCTTAGGTCTGAAGTAGTTGAGTAATTAGTATGTAAAAGTTGATCTAAAGCCCTTAATTGGCTATCAATCGCACCAAGTACTTCACCAACTTTTTTAGCATCTGCGGCACGGTCTAAAATGCTTAAGCTTTTATCAGTGTTAACTACAGCACGTTTAACTCTAACAATTTTATGATTTGAGTCATAAACTTGATTGCCGTTGTGGTCTTTTAAATCAACTTCGATATAGCCTTCCGCGATACTGCTAACAAGGCGGTTAAAATCTCTAGCATGCTCTGCTCTGGATTCCATGCCATCTTGATTAACATTAATCGTAACCTTGTCAGTATCTCCAACTTGTACATAGACCATTAGTCTAAATTCAAAGCTAGGATCACTTAAAGTCAAGGATTCCGGTTGTTGAGCGATTGTATAAGCGATAGGACGCTCTTGATTGTCTCGCTCTTGTTGCCCATTAATTTGGACATCCCAAAGCACGACATCATGGCTGATCCCCGTACTCTTTTGCGTAAAAGACAACTCAATACCTAAAACACCTTGACTCGCTAAAGAATCATCATCAATCGCAACAATTGGTATATTTCCTACAATGTTAGGCAATTTACCAGCGTTAATAACATCGCTATCAGTAACTTGAGTCACACCAAAAGACGCGCTTTTAATTTCAAATCTTGTATTACCTCTTACTACGCCTTGAATAAATCTCAAGCCGTAAGGCAATAATTTAGTTCTATTGTATTTACTCATAGTTCCCTCCTTTCTGCTTCTACACTTGCTGTAACTTTGCTTGTCGTAGCACTACCAACATAAGCAGTAGTAGCATCGCTTGTTTTTTGCCAGATACCAAACTCATAAAATTTAACTCGTTGCTGTTCCTCGGTTAAGATTTCTGCATGTGCCACAGTAGTAACCTTACAAGTAGTAGCAGAACCAACCCAGGCTCTAGCAGGCTCACATTTATACCAAGTTTGATAAATATAAATCATATTTGCCGGTAAATAGCAGTTCAAAGTTAAAGTAATTAACTTTTGCTGTTCTTTACTTAGCTCACCGCTGTAAGAGATCACATTAAGCTTACGTCTACCATAATCAACACTTACATTAGCTGGTATTTTGAGAGACTTAAATAAGCCTTCTAAGTACCTAATAGTAATCGGTTGAGGTGGCAATACACGCATTAATAAACGCTGCCGTCTTACTTTTAATGTGTCACCTGGTTCCGGCGTGATATGGTATTGATTTTCAAATACCGCAATACCTTTTTCGTCAGCCTTAACAATGTATTGATTAAGTAAGGCACGTTCCCTTGCATCATCAAACTTGCTAAGTGCTACACCTTGAGCTTTTAACAGCTCCTCCATTTCATAAACGCCATTGTAGTAGTCTGGCATGTATCTAAGAATTAAATCTTTATCCATTCAAGACCACCTCTCCTAAAAATGGTATTTGAGAAACGTTATTGTTAAAAGTTAAAATCACATCGCTATCTTTATCATTAAGAAGCGGCAAACTAGCATCAGCTATGCCTTCGACGGTCATAATTTTAGATAATATTTGAGAACGATAAACAACAAGAGAATATCCTCGACCAGTAGCCTGATTAATCTTATTCCATTTTTGCCGTAGTTCTTTAAAATAATCATCTAATACCTGCTTAACGCCGCTTTCTACGGTTGCTTTAGAGCTTTCGCTAAGCAAGGTAATATTGCTCTTAACGCTAACTGTTAGCATTTCAGGCGCTACAACTGTAACTCTATGGTCGATAGGAGCTAAGCCTAAGCCTTCTGTAGTTTTATCTTCAGGATCAATTTGTTCCTTTACTTTATGAACAAGTTCTGCACTAGCTGGCCTATAGTCATTTCCAACGATAACAAGCTTAACCGTGCCAGGGCCGGCCCAAGTTGGGTAAACCTGTGCCGCTCCGACATCGCTTATTTTGCTAATCATGTCTAGATAATCAGCAACATTACCGCCATATGCTACCCAGGAATTAGTATTTAATAAGCGTTTACGTAAGTGTTCGTCTGTTTCCTCATCCCTGGCTGGAATAGTTACTTCTAAGATTTCAGCCCAGTTAACACGGTCGTTAGGCGTAACAGGCAAGATTTGACCTATATAGCCGTTAGCTCCGCTTCCTGGGACTTCTGCAGTTAATTCACCCGTTAAATCATCATTGATTTTAGTAACTGTATAAAAAATAGGGGTTTCACCGATACTAGCGAATCTATCCCCTACTACAACATTATTTAAAGGTTTGTGCTCATAATCCTCAAATTTAGCCTTAACAACTGTATTAGTTGCGGCATATCTTTGTGTTCCATGTTCTACTGCTCGGTAGTCAAGAAACTCACCCGAGGCGGTTTTAATATACGTTTCTCGTATAATCGTCGCCATATTTTGAGACTGTAAAGCCATCAACATAGCGGCTGGCGCTAGTCCGTCGTAAATAACCGAGCCTTCGCGTTTATCGATATTTTCCGGTACTTTAGTTAGCATTTCATCTAGCCAAAATTCATAACCTCGTTGTTCGTATTCCTCTGCTAATTGTTCAGGATTCATCTGCTAAGCTCACCTCCTTACTAATTGGCACATCTCCATAAACCGTATAGCAGGTTCCTTGGACAGCTAAAGTATCTCGGTCGATCTCTTCAATTTTTTCAATATCAACACCAGTTACTCTATCGTCGTCTTCCAAAGCCTCGGTTATCATTCTTTCTACTTCAACTTTGGCATAATTGATGTTCTTACCGATTAAATCTGGCAAGTCATTTCCATATTGATCCGAATAGATAGGATAAACGAAGCGCTCTGTGTATAAAATCTTGTCAACGGCTTGTTTCATTGCGGCTAAGCCGTCAAATTTATTTCTAATTCGGCCGTGGTATACCTGAAAAGTAAGCGTTGGGTTTTGATCGATTGCATTATCTTCGTCTTCAGCCGCCGCTTCTTCGTCGTCAGTTTCTAAGATAGATTCTTCGCCCTCAAAGCCGGTTTCATCACCGCCCGTGTCATCATTATCTTCAATGATAATGTCATCATCATCCATACCAGCACCTCCTTAAAAGCCGTAGCCATCTTTATCTGTACGTTCAAGTAAATAAAAACGCTGTCCACCATCACAGCGAACCAGTGTTACTTTATCTCCTTTTTCTAAGCTGTTATCAATTTCTAAATAAAAATCCTTTTTAGGAAAGTTAGTTTCAGCTTTAGAAAATGATGCAGAACCGGTGTGACCATGATATTGAAAGTTTGTAGCAGAACCTTTGTATTTCATTTTGCCTTGAAGCTTAAACTTACCGATATGTCGCCCTAGCTCTATAAAGTCATCTGTAATAACCATGTTATTCGCTATTTGAACTTTAAGAGGGCTAACACTAATAACAGTGCCATACACAACGTCAGCATAGTCACTGTCTTTACCGCCTTTACCTGTCATTAATTCGTAGAGCCGTTCTCCTGCCATTGCTTACCTACCTTCATTTCTAACGTAACCATATAGTCAGTATCAAACCGATGTGTAGCCTTTAAAATAGGGCAATTAGGAAGCTTTTTCTTCATGTCTTTTAAATAAACGGTTACCGCGTTGCCGGCTACTAAATCTACATCACCCTTTGTCGTGATACTCAACTTTTTATTAGCAACATTGCGAAGTTTTAACGTATTTTTGGCTTGAGCTTGCATTTGAGCATGATTAGCTTTGTTTTTCTTGTTGATAACTGTTTGTAATCTGCCCCATTGCTGTACGCTCTTACCTGCTGCACTTGCAAAAGAAAAACTAGTATTTTCAGGTGTTTCTTTTGAAGAACTCTTTTTACCTTTAGCCGTAGCACTATCGCTTTGTGACTTCTTTTTATCCTTTTGAGCAACCTTTACAACGTTCGACGTATTGTCAATGTCAACTGAATACGAATAATCCGTTACTACTGTTCTAGTATCAACGATAATTTTTAATTTTTTATACGGTGCACGTCGTAATTCTACTTTGTCGTAATTCGTTGCAACAAAGTACATATGATTAGTTGCTCGATAAGTTTTGTTAATTGCACTTTTGAGCATGTCAAAATAGCTTTTTCCGTCACAAATCTCTGCTGCTACTTTATGACTAGGTTTATTTTTAACGCTATGAGATAGACCGGCTCTCGAACAAACTTCGTTAAATCGATCAGCAATAGTATTAGTTTTAAATACAATTGAATCTTGATTTTTAAGGTAACGTAGTTTGTCGTAACAAGTGCAGCTAATAGTACGATCGCCTTTAAATTCATATTTAAAGACATAGCCGTAAAAGATCTTGTGCTTATCCCAGCGGAAAGTAATGATATCGCCAGTATAAGGAACAACCGGTGTACCGTCTTCTACTAAGTCAAAAGTTAATGTACCAGCTGATAAATTCATATCAGTTGTCCAAACGATATTCTTAACGTTATTTCTTAAGTCATAGCCTGTACCTTTTGGATTTTTTGCAGATTTACGGAATAGGTTTGATCGTCTAAACAAGTGAAAAGTAGTAACTGTCATACTCGTTTCACCTCTGACATTTTTACCCATCCGCGAGCTATGCCATTAATACCCACACAAACAGGGTATTTACGACCTGGCACAATATACAGCACTTCACGTTTAGCATTCTTTTCATACATTCCTGGACCACTACCGTAGCTATCCAAGTGCAAGCGGCCATTAACTTTAACTTTAGAGCCAATACCTACTTTTTTAGGTGGTGAGGAGCGCTTTTTCTTCTTTTTAGAAGACTTTTTCTTGTTCTTCAGTTTTTTATAAGCAAAATTACGGTATTGCTTGAGTTCTAGCGTGTATAAGTACTCATCCACGTTACCGTTTTGCATCCCGTAAGTAAACTTATTAATAGTCATCAAAATACTAATCTTCGTACCTGATATAACTACCCTAACTTTGTGCTTCTTCTTTTGAATATTTTTAATGGACTTGATATAAGTATCAGGTTCTTCCAGATTATCAGCACTAGTATAGGTGGTTTCGAACATAGGAAAACTAGACTTAATTGATAATCCTACTAATTTAAGATTACCAACCGTATTAACTTCACCTAGGTTAATAACAGTCTCACTTTTATCACCAGTTTCATAACTTAATTGAATTTCTGCAGGATTGACCGGTAATTCGATTTGTTCGTTACTAGTTTGATCTGTTAGATATATTGCATAACCATTTAGCGGCAAAATTAACACCTCCTAATATAGTGATTTGTCTCCAGCATTTAATATTCTTTGCTCTAATTCAGTAAGAATAGCATCCACGTCAGTCTTAGCGTCACCAGTACTATTAACTGTAATAGCTCCTGAATTAATGTTTACAACTCGACTAGGTGCATTAGTACTTTGTTGGTAGTTGTTAGTAGTTCCATAAGTATTAGGGCCTATGCCACCAACGCCATAGCCCATAGAAGAGTTATAGCCTACATTAGGAGCATTAATAGTAGGTGTAATATCACTAGCTTGGTTAATAATGCCTGCACTAGCTTGCGCTACTTCTCCAGCTGTTGAGTTGATACCTAAGGCTAACCCCTGACCGATAAAGTCACCAATACCAAACCACACACGTGATGGAGAGTGTACCTTTGCGGCTGCTCTACTTGCTCTTTCAGCTTGTGCAATTAAGGCGTTAGCAGCCGCGGCTACCGCTCCAATCTGCGATCTAATACCATTGGCAAGACCGGCACCGATTTGTACACCAACGCCATACATTGCACCTGCTCCGGCACGTCCAGCAGCTACCGCTTGGTTGACAGCTCCTCGAACTGCACTACTTAAGGCGGCACCACCAGCCCTAGCAGCTGCGGCCGCTCTAGCCATTCCGGCACTTACAGCACTAACCACGCCTGCCATACTTGGACGGGCTACGTGTGGTGCTGGTATTGTACCCAGATGTGGCAAAGGCGGTACAGGGACATGTGGCATTCCTACTTTAGGAGCTGGAATAGTTCCTAAATGTGGAAGTGCCGGTGTAGGTACGTGAGGGGTACCCACTTTAGGTGCTGGTATTGTACCCAGATGTGGCATTTTTGGTGTTGGCACATGTGGCATCCCTACCTTTGGCGCAGGAATTTGTTTTAGAGTTCCTGGCATTTTAGGAGTAGGAACTTTTGGTGTACCCACCTTTGGCGCTTTAATTTGCTTTAAGTTCTTTGGCGTTTTTGGTGTTGGTACTTTCGGTGTGCCTACTTTAGGAGCTTTAATCTGTTTTAGATTTTTTGGCATCTTTGGAGTTGGCACCTTCGGTGTGCCCACCTTTGGCGCTTTAATAGTTTGAAGTTTAGGCATTTTAGGTGTCTCATATTTCAAACTAATTTTTTGAGTTAAAGGTTTGCTTTTAGCTTGCTCCGCTACCTGGCCTGTATCTAACTTTGCATTAATTTTCTTGTTTCCTAAATTGTTAATCGTCTTATTTAAATTAGCGATATCGACTTCAGCTCCAACTTTAACTTTCGAAGACTTACCTAATTCTTGAATTTGTTTATTAGCAGAAGCTGTATCAACTTGAGGCTCAAACTTAGTACCATTAACCTCACTAGCTGTCTTTTTAGCAGCAGAACCAATTTGGCTAAACTGCTTCATCATATTAGCTGTGGCACCATTACCAATCGCATTACCTATATTGCCGAATGAACTCTTCATGTCATCGATTGCATTTTTAGCATCTTCGATATCACGCTTAGCTCCACTAAAGTTACCAGTCAAAGCATCTCCTAAAGCATGGAAACCTTGAGCAATAGCCTTAACAGCGTTTACTACACCAGCCGCTATTGATACAACACTTGTAAGTGCATCAACAATAACGCCAATGCCTAAAGCTACTCCGGCTAGTGTTGCGCCACCCAACTGCCCTAAAGCTTGTCCAACTGCGGAAAGTATTGGAGCAAGTGGTGCCGCTGCGCTTTGCAATTGACTAAACGCGCTAGCTAGTGGCGCCAATCCTGCTTGAAGTCCTTGAATTGCCGCAGATACCGTGGAGGTTATTTGACTCAAAATAGGTCCGACTAAACTAACGATAGACGTTACTACAGTAGAAATCAGCGGCGCTATCGTTGATACCATACTAGATATAAGACTGATAACATTTTGAACAACTGGAGCTACCATGATAAAAGCATTAGCTAAAGCACTACCGATTGTGCCAATTATAGGAGCTAACGAAACCATAGCGTTAGACACTGCAGAAACAAGCGTATCAATTACTGGCAAAATTGCATTAACGACATTACCAACAGTTTGACCAATGCCACTAAATAAATCATTGCCACCTAAGTTTTTAAGTTTGTTAAACAAGTCTCCAATTGTAGTACCGATATTCTTAATAGTATTTCCGATATTGCTTAAAGCGCCAGAACTACTAAATCCAGTAAAAGCCTGATTGATTGCATTGCCTAGATTATTAAATAAAGGCATTATGCCACTAACAACATTACCAATACCATCTAATGCCTTACCTAGATCAATTTTTCCTAATGAATTAGCTATAGAATCTCCGATTTTATCAAAATTAACGCCGTCTAATCGGTCTGTTAATTGAGATACCCAGTCAATACCAACTTTAGAAACTTTATCAAAAGCTGGCTGTAACTTGTTGGCTAAAGTTTCTTTCATACCATCCATAGCTTGACCAATAGTCTTGTACTGTGTGGCCATCCTACTAAAGTTAGCGTTTGTACCAGTCTTAGCGATAGCTGCTAGGAATTTATCAGTAGACACCGTACCAGCTTGTACTTCTTTGATAAGTCCACGAGTACTAGTACCCATTGACTTAGCTACTGCCGCAATACCGCCTGGTGCCTGCTCTAGCATTAGTTTAAAGTCTTGCCATTGTACTTTAGGCTTAGCCGCCATTTGTGTAGCTTGTTCGGATAAAGTTTTCATAGCTTGTTTGGGGTCATCAGCAGATGCGGCTAGTCCACCAAACCCCTTAACAAGTTGGGCGGTATTTTTAGTACCTACCGCTGCCAATTGCGCGTAAGTACTGGACATATCAGACGCACTATAAATAGTTTGTTGTGCAAACTTTTGCATCTGTGATTTAGCCGCTTGAATCTGTGCAGGACTTTTACCAAGTTGCTTCATATTGCCGTCAAATGTTTGCCATGCAATCGACGCTTCATTCAACTCACCAGCCATTGCAACCGCACCGGTCTTCAACACATCAAAGCTTTTACTAATAGCGGAACTAGCAAGATTAGCGCCTAGCATAGACTTAAAAAGCCCGTTAGCACTTTTAGTGCCATCGTTAAAGACACCACCATTTCCACTTAACTTATTCTTAAGCTTGTTAAATCCGCCCTGTGCTGATTCTAAGCCAGATTTAAGCTTATTAAGTGGTCCACTAAAAGCATCGTTAATTCTAATCGTAGCCGAAATTGTAGCCATTTCTTACCTCCCTTCTATTTAAAATAGACAAAAAGAGGCAAGCTCTAACGAGTTTTAACTTGTTAAGATCTTGCCCTTTTTGCCTTTCTTTCTGCTTCTTTAGCAGCTTCTTTTTCTTCATCGATCCGCAAAGAAATAGACGCAATAACTAAAGCTTTTTCTCGCCTTGTTAATTGCGCCCATTCGTGCGGCTTCCAGTGGAATTTAAATAATACATAGTTATAGACAGCGTAATCTTCAACGCTGTCTTTAATTAGTTTTTTGTTTTTTCAACCAAATCGTCAGTAGATTCACCCAGATCAGAAGCTTCCATAACAGCTTCAGCTAATTTGTTATACTCGCCAGGTCTTAGCATTTTACCTAATAACTTTTCAGGGTCACCTGGAGTACCGTAGTCTGTCTGTAATTCTGCGTTATCCAAGTCTGGATAAACAACTGATTTAGCAACAATTAAGCTAGAGAAGCGATCGTCGTCAGTGCTAGTCGTTGTTTGACCAGTACGGCGGTTAACTGTCTTAACCGTAGCAATTTTACGCAAGTTTGTTACTTCGTCTTCTGTTAAAGATTTAATCTTAAAGGGTTTATTAAATCGCTTAATATTAACTTCCTTAACTTTAATTACATCTTCTACATTTTTCTTCAAAAAAGCGCTAATATCTTCAGCCATTATTTTAGCCTCCTATAGTTCTATTAATAATCGATTGTTTCAGGCATACCGGTAAATTCCTGTACTAAGGTTACGTCTTCAAAAGTAAAGTCACTTTCCCAGTCCATAACACCGTCGTCAGCCTTAAAATCAAAAATTGGAATGTCATCTAAGTTAACATCACTAAATTGCACGGTTTCAGTACCAACATGTGAAGTAGGATCATGAACCGTACAAGTAGCTCCAAAGTACAAATCACCTTTTTCTTGAGTGTAAGGGATGCCGTATTTAAGCCAATTTGAATTAATTAAGTAACCGCCTAGGGTACCAGTACCTTCAACACTAGTAGTCTTTTTATGCTTCCAGTGTGTACCCAGTGTCTGCACGTCTTCCTTGTTCTTTTCAAGCTTAGCAGTAAGGCGATTACACTCGATTAATGTAATAATTTTGCCTTCAATGTTAAGCGTAATACGCGCATCCTTGGTAGAAATGGTGTCTCGACCGTTTAAAAATCTGTCTAAACTCATTTAAAATCCTCCTTAAGATACCGTGATAGTTACATATAACTTTTCCATAGCGTCAACTGGTTGGACATTTAAGTTCATTACTACGGCATCGCTATCTTCACCTGGTAAAACTTCTAAGTCAGCAGGTGCAAAGTTTTGAATAATAGAGCGATTTTGCAAGTCTTGTAAGTATGCAACACGGTTAGCCTTGAATAAGTTACGTCCGGCATCATCATTGCCTACACGACCTAAGAAACTTGTTTCAAATACTTGCTGTGTATTAGTTGCAATCTCGTCAAGAACTCTAATGATCTTGTTTTTGCTAAATTCTTTAGGCTTATCAGCATTGAACTTAGTCAAACTATCTAAATCTTGTTCAATAACTACACGGTTACCATTGCGAGTAGTAAATACAATTTCACCAGCGAGCAACGCATTAATAGTTTCTTCGTTGTTAAGGCGAGGCTTGGCTTCAATCGCATCATCAATGTCTGTATAAGTCAATGAATCAGCGGCGCTAGCACTAGCAGATAAACCGGCAAAACGAGCCGTAGCCGTAGTAACGTCAATTGCATCCCCAGTATTAAGGATGTAACCGTTCTTTACTCCTGATACGCCTTCATAGTTGTATGCCTTATCAGTAGAGTTAGGCACTACGCCACGAACCTTAATTCCAACATTTTCGCGTAATCGTTTAATCTGTTCTACAAAGAGTTCATGAATGTTACTTTCTTCACCCCAGCCTGCGGTAGTAGCTACGGCATAATATTGCTTTTCGAGTGCTTCATTCATTACATCAACAACATTGTTAGTACCATCAACACCGCCTTCAAGTTGGTAAGTGTTAGAACCTGTTAAAGGATCTTTACCTGCTCCCTTAGTGAAATTGATGTAGTAGTTGTTTTGCAATTCATCTAAGCTACTAAGGTTCTTTTGTTGGTCAACGATCTTAGTACCTAACAAAGTTGTAACAGTAGTCTTTTTACTGTCTGCTGACACTTCGATAGACACTTTTAAATCGTTACCTACAATACCTTCATACTTAGCTTCGATATTAACTGGTAAGTTATTATTCTTAACAGCCGCCTTAACGCCACTTTGAGTTGTGTTAACTAACAATACAGTTTCTGCACCTTTTAAGGCTTCTTTGATAGGAGCCATAATAGGATCACTAAGCTTGTGTCCTACTTTAGCTTCAAAGTCGGAATTATTATCTAAAGTAATAACCCCATTTTCGCCCCAGCCTAAAGGTTTATTTTGGAACATTAAAAGACGACCGATAGACGTTGTAAGAATTGGCTTACCATCGCCTTTAACGTTGATATAAACACCAGGGCGTACCTTGTTTTGCGCTTTCCATGTACCTCCAGCCATTAGATTCCCTCCTTAAACTCTTTAATTGCTTGTTTAGCTGCGGCGAGGGTATATTCCTTGCCGTCATCTAAGACGATATTCATAATGTCGCGGTCAACAATGCTAAAAGAGCTATCGTTTTTCAAACCCAGCTTAGTGTAAGTGGGTTCCGCTTCGCTCTTCGTTGTCTTCACCGTATCCTTTTGATCTTCCATTGATATCTAGCTCCTTTTGCTTTGGAATATGCTTGATCTCATACATGTTAAGCAAGAGATCAAATGACATCGTTAATGTTTCTTCGTTAGTGTTTTTATCAAACTCACGATTTCTTACAGTTGCATAGTCACCTAGACGTATAAAGTTATCAGAAAGTAGGTCTTCAACTCGGTCTAAGTCTGCATTAGGGCGTTTAGGATTAGCAAAATAAACAATCTGGTAAGTCAGCGTTCTATCTTGAATATGAAAAAAGCGAGGAGCAATAAATGTTCTAACTCTATTGATATAGAAGCTAGGGACATCGAAGCCTTCTCGCTGATTTTCACTATAAATAGTTACATCCGGAAATATTTCGGCTAGCTTATCAGCTATTAACGCCAAAATATCCGGGTCTTTTTCTAGTTCTGTCATTAGTTCAATAAATCCTCAAATGCTTTTAAACCGGGCGTAATTAATGCTGGTAACTGTGCATTAATTTGTTGTTCACTCTTCTTCATAAAGAATTGACCTTCTACCCAGCTTGCCTTCAAGCGTTTACCAATTGCCGGAACATACCGTCCCGGTGTTTGACGGTGTCCTTGTTCAACATATGAGGCATAGTTCTTGTTATTTTGCAATTCTACAATCCAACCGCCGCCATCATAGTTAGGGCCTTCCACAATCCATGCGCCACGTAAACCACCAGTATCAACCGGCGTATTAGCTTTAAATTGTCTTAAAGCTTGTACACCAATTCGTTTAGCACTATTACCTATTTCACGCTTAACAGTACCGCTATCTATTTTGCCTTTTACCCTATCAGCCCACGCTTGGAAATCTGCATCATCAACTTCACCTAAAGCCATAATTATCACCTCTAAGCCTTTTCATCTCGAACCATGGCTAATTCCTGGTGAGAGTAAAAACCAGTGTAGCCTTTTGAAGCGCGTTTATATTTAGTTACGTTTCCATTTTGGTCGGTAACTTCAATTAATGCTCCAGCAGGCACTTTAATTTCATTTCTAAGCAACAATTTTGCATCGTAGGTATCAGTACCGTAGAAACTTTGTTGCCCAGCAGATTGACCTTTTAAAACCACCTTAGCAGGTTCATTTTCAGCTATTACTACATCCTCATTATTAGTAATTGAACCATGCTTTACCGGAATAGTACCGGTTATAGTCACTCGATCTTTCCACAACTTAGGAATAGCCTTTTTAAGTGGATCAAACATAGCCATAACTACCACTTAACCTTTCTAAAATTATTAAGAATTGCTAAGTAGTTATCAGTGAGAGTATTAACGCTTTGCAGAGTAGCGTAAACCTCGCTAGGATCTTTAAAACTAACACTAGTATCGCCTTCATTAAGGCTTGCTACATTATTGTTTTGATCCTCTAGCGGTGTTAGCCATTGGTGAGTATTAATAACTTGCGCTGATAAAGCTACTATTGTTTCATCCAATTCACCAGGCAATTCATCAACCGGAATATTGCAGTAGTTAGATACGTCCTTTAGAACTTTACGCAAAGTAAAATCTAAAATCCTGTCATATCTGGCTTTTTGCTCTGTTTCATCCGGTGCTTCTGTCGTTGATTCTGTAGCTTTAAAAGATAATAGTAAGGCTAAATCATCGAACAAAGCCTTATAATGCTCACCTGCTAACATGGTTTTCACCTCTTTTCAGTATTACTTAACTAAAGCTAACAAATCATCTTTCGTAGTCTTACCGGTGTAATCAATATCGTTTGCATCTAAGTAAGCTTTAATTTCTTCAACAGTTGATGCTTTAGTTGGCTTAGTATTTTTTGGTAAGGCATCTTGAGTTTTGGTTTCATCCGCTGCAGGTTTTTCTCTCTTAACTTGCTTACCATCCTTAGCATCAACATGAGGAGCATAATTATCCAAGTTAGATAAATCTTCCTTAGCCCTAGCATCACTAACTACGAATGCGATACCACGTGTCTTGGTTGCAAGCAATAGAACATCATCATAGCTTTGTTCAAAGTAAAGCCAATTTCCGGAACTTGCTGCACTTGGTTGATCGAATCCAACAAATGAATACTTTTCTGGTGCGATTTGAACACCGTTACAAATCAACATCATTTCGATTTGCTTAGCATCATCAACAAGCTTAGAGCCGTTGGTAAAATCGAATTTGGTTTGGAACAAGTCACTAGGTACTACTACAATCTTTTCAACTTCATCAATGCTGTGAACTGTTCTCTTGATATTTTGCGGATCAGTGATAGCTAAAGTACGGTTCATAGCTACTGCACGTTTCAAAATACCGTTAGTCTTTGGATTTACATAGAGAATACGGCCATTAATGCCTACTCTAGCTTCATCCATTGCTTGCATCATGTCATCAAATGCTTCTAAGATATTGCTTTCGTCAAGAGTTTGCGTAACAATTTCTGAACTTGAAGCACCGTCAAGTTCTTCCTTGCGTTGATATAGCTTAGAAAACATTTCACGGTCTTTTTCAGGCATCTTAGAATTTAAGTTAAATTCTCTAGTGATATTAGCAATTGAAACAACAGCATTGGTTTCATCAACATCAATAGGATCTACCAGAGTATTCCAGTAACGTTCGTTAGTAAGTTCATAAACGTCATAGTCATTGCTGTAATTATCAGCAAAAGCATAAATAGTTCTACGCTTTCTGTCTCTACGTCCTCCATCGATTGATAAACGAGGAACTCTAATGTGCTTTGCACCATCGAACCTTACGATGGAATTAGATGGTGACATCCACAAGTCAGAACTGTATAAGTGACCATCGTAGAAGCCTTCTTGTACCGCTTGTTGGTAAGCTTCGGCGTAATTAATCATTTAATATCTCCTTTAAATACATCGATCATTGTTTGAGCTTCAGAAGTTTTAGCTGGCTTTCCATTGTCCGGCTTATAATCTTCTTTTTGACCTTGATCGAACAAATATGGATCGCTCTTCTTAATGTCCTCTACCTGGTCTTGTAATCCGGTTAAGTTACCGTCTTTATCCAACTTAATAGAATCCATATCGAGCAAGCCTTTAATAGCTTTGATATTGCGAACTTTATCCTTGCTTAAAGAGCGATCAATAGCACTATTTAAGCGAACATGCGAAAGCTTTGTGTTAAGGTCCGCGGTGTCCTTATCGTACTTGTCTTTCAAACTGTTCAACTGCTCGGTTAAGTCTTTATTATCCTCAACTTGCTTACGTAAATGTTTTAAGTCTTTATCTCGTTCTTTAATTTGGGATCTTAATGATTCATTCTCTTTAGAGGCTTCGGCAGAATCGCCCTTAGCCTTTTCAATATCGGCACCATTAATGTCCATAATCTTTTTAATTTGTTCTTCGTTAAGTCCTAGCTCTTTTAATGATTCTCTTTTCATACGATTCTCCTAACATGTTTTGTACGAGTTCACCTCTCATAGGAACGACAAAAGAGCCTTTTTACGACTTGCTCGGGTCAAAATACTAAATTATTTTCTTAAATCATTAATTCTTGCATTAAGAATATTAATTAATACAAAAAATGCAGACATTTGAGCTTCTAATAAATCTTTTTGACGTTGAGATATATTAGGTTCTTCTTCTAAAAGATCTTCTATTTTGGATTGCTTAATTACATATTCAGCTTTTTCTTGTTCTAATTTATTAATTAATTCCTTCATATTTTTCTCCAAACAAAAACTAGTGAATGATTCGATCTTTCACTAGTTCCTTTAAATATAAATTCTTCAAAAAATTATTAATCTCTTGCACTGTTAAGCCTTGCTTTACATAGAACTGTAATTGCTGTTGAACATCATACCTAACAGTATTTTTGATTATATGTAATACATTATCGCTGTATCGACTACTAAAGTGACCATAGTTGTACTTAGTACGATCAATATTAGCGTTTAATTGTTTAAAACAAACGCCACGCCCAGGAATAGGCCCTACACGCTCTAATTTTAAGTGAAAAGGGATGTAATCAACGATAACTAAAATATCGCTGTCATCCTCTTTATTCACCGCAATAATATCAATCATCGCTGTCCTCCATTCAATTTCTTTTGTGGCTTTTTAGCTGCTAAAAACTTGCTCTTGCTAAATGGTTTTACACCGTTAGCCTTTTGCCATTGTTTGAATGTCATATTATCAACCCATCCACCTTTGCCGGTTACAGGATTACGGTACCATCTCGTTTGTAAAGGTGGTAAGTCATCCATGTATGGCATAGTAGTGCATCTGCAGTAAGGATGTATAAGTGGGTAGTTCTCACCCGCTACCGCTTTTTTAACAGGAAATATCTTCCCGTCTAGACTTCGGCATGTATCGCATGTATGACTTTCTAGTGTCGCAAGGTATTGATACTTTTCAATATTAGAATCTTTGTAAAACTGATCCGTAGCCTGTTCTGCAGCATGTCCCATTTCAGTGACTACCAAGCGGTGTAATTGTTTATCGGTTACGCCTTGAAAGGCTCCTCGCATCTCTTTTTCCATTTCATAAGGCGAGTAGCCCATCAAGGTTGCTCTTAGTAATCTATCAGTAAGCACTTCAGGTAACACTTTAGTGTAGTTATTCCAGATACGCTTACTAAAATTACTACCTTGCCATGGCTGATAAACAATGTCTTTGATTTGTTGCTCATTAAAGTGAGCTAGATTGATGCCATAGCTACCAACTACTCGATATCTGTTGTAATGCTGTAACAGATAAGTTTCGTTGTATTGCTTAGCTAATTCGAGACCTAATTGATCCTCTTCTTTATCAGCATACTTACTAGCCAGCTTCTCATATTGAGCATATAGCTGCTTTAATCGAGCTATTCGAGTCTTAAAATAAGCACTATCAAGTTCTTTTTCGTATCCGCCAGCTTTTGCCTTTGCTTTAAACTCTTCTAGAGTCATGTCGAACTTACTACTATCAATGTTCGCAAGAATCTTAGTTGCTTTTTCAATGCTGACGTTATTGGTTTCAGCATATCTAGTAATGTATTTCCTCGCTTCTTTGATTATTTCGTTCTGTAAGCTCTTTAACCGGTATCGCATAGCATCTTCGAAGTCAGCGCTATTATTCATTTCTTTTTGTTTAGCATAAAGAACACGCTTCTTCCAATAATGCCTACGGTCCATGTTTTACACCTCTAGTCTTTGTCTATGTCATCTTCAGATTTATCTTGGTAATCATCATTATTAAATTTTTGATCTGCTGTAAAGCCATCACTTTCCTGGATGTCTTTCTTTTGATCTACCAGTTCTTGATTCCAATCGGTAACAATCGGATTAGCTTTAGCAATAGCTTCTTTACTGCTGAAGTTTGCTACTTGAGCGACTGTTTGGGCTTTAGTGTAGTCGTCTTCTACTTGAGTACGTGTCCAAGTTTGCGTAATGTTTCGACTATCAGCATCCTTAAAGCCTAAATAATTCATAATTGCTCTAATTAATTCATTTAGGGAATTAGTGTAGTAGGTTTCAGTATTAGCAGCCTTTAACTCTAAATGTGAATAAAGCATCTTAATAGCTACACCACTCGCATTAGAGTTGTGAAAGTTAGCAGGATCAACACCTTGGCCTTCAAGAAAAATATTGTCTCTAGTAAGGTCTAGCAATGTCTTACGAGCTTCTACCGGAATATCGATAGTTAACTTATCTACTCCTGATTTATCGCCTTCACCAGCATTTTCAAACTTAATAGCTTTGTACTTCTTAAGCTGATCCATGAACGTGTTTAAATCAGTGCCGCCATAGTTAGTTAATACTAAAATAACTTGTTGAACATCCATGATGTCGTCAAGAAAGCCAGAGTAAACCGAATCGTAAGCATCAATTAAGCCTTTACATTTTAGTAAATCGCTTCTTTCATAACGATTTTTCGGAAAAAAGATAAACGGCACACGTCCAAAGCTATGATGTGTAATATTGCCTGTACCTGTTTCATAACCGGCTGTAACGTCGGTGTAATGAATACAGTTATAAGGTGTGATAACTCTCTGGTCTGCTGTGTCTTGTCTAAAGAATTGCCCTTCATGATCGTTCCAATACTCATGCACAATGAAGTACTTACCAGTATCGGAATCTAGCTTTTTATAGCTTCTTAGCACACCAATTAAACTACCTGTAAGGGATGTATCATAAATTGGCGTTACTTGCTCCGGAGGAACAACCGCATAGCGGAAATTGTTATCTTCATCAATCCAGTAATGCAAGCATCCACGACCAGCATTAGCACCATCAACAACTAACTTGTTAATGGTTAGACCGTATTCATCGCCTAATACATCGCTTACCCTTTGATTTTCGCTATCACTACCTACATCAATAGAAGGAGGGACAGTAGCAACATATCCAGCCTCCTGATCTACTAATAGCTGATAGAAATTATTAGAGATACGGTTATCTGCTTTACGCAATGGGTTATCCTTGCCATCTTCTTTAAGCTTAGATTCACCGTTATTTCTATTAGTTATATCGTCTTTGTTAGTGTAATACCTCAAAGACTGCTGATAATCTGACGTAAACTGTGCCCTCTCGCTTTGAGTATTTTTAAGCAATTCTCTTAGTGCTGCTATTTCCAAGGTACAAACCCTCCTTTTGCTCGCTTAGTATAAATTCCATATCTTAGCGCATCCATAACATCGTAGTCATCGCCGCCGTTATCTCCTTTTTCAGGTTCACCGGTCTTCTCATTCCAATGATATTGATAAACTTCTGTTAGGAAGTCCTTAACGCCAGCTTTGTTAACTCTAAATTTGTCTTGATTAATCCTAGCTGTAACACATTCAACGCCAGGCAATATTCTTTTATTAGCAAGTAACGCATTAATACCATTAACTTGAAACTCTCGAATATTGTCCGGTCTTGCAGAATCACAATAAAACGGGATTCTAGTTCCGTATTCCACTTGTAAGTCCTGTGCTATGGCTACTAGCTCACCAATAAGCTTATGTTTATTAGTTATTTCTCGGATTAAATAGGTTATATCCGTTACAGGATCATCGCCTAATAAGACTATTGAGTTTTTGTGCTCAAAGCCCCAGTCAACGCCTACATAGTAATTAAGATCATCAGGTATGTCCTCTGAATTAACTAGCATTGTCTTAGCATTAAAACCATCGTAAACAACACCTTCACCGGTTACCCATTGCCCTAGTATCGCTCTGTCGTAATACATCCCTTTAGGAGTAGCCGCTTTAAGCGAATTAACATAATCCTGTGAAAGGAATGTATTGTCATCAATGGTAAAGCTAAAGCTTTTAATCCGTGCCGCTGGATCATGATTATCAATGTAATCAGTTTTGAGCCAGTGTGTTGGGATATCCGGGTTTGTATCACAAATAATCCTTGCTGAAGGAATAGAACAACGTTGAATAATTTCTTGAAATACCCCGTGATCTGCTAACGAAGCTTCGTTGATGTATGCTCCGTAACTAGTCGCACCACGAATAGCTCCTAAACCACGAATAGACCCGGTATAAGCAGGAACTATATCGATACCGTAATAATGATAATGTCCATGCTTATCTGTTCTAAGTTCTATGCCGAATTGTGTCTCAAGTTCTGCGATAACGTTTGTGTAAATAGAATTAGAACTATAACCAGCCAAAATGTAAAGGGGATGCGGATCATGATTTTTAGCTGCTAACTTAGCTATACGCTTTAGTTCTAGTAAGAATAAATAGTTATCTATAACGGTCTTACCAGCACGTACAGCACCAGTTAGGATTAAGTACTTCCAATCATCGGTTAAGTAACTTCTAAGTACTTCTAGTTGTTTATTCGTTAGAAGCTGATTTAGAGCCATTACTTAACACCTCATCCGTTAACTTATCTAAAATTTCATCTAATTGTTCATTGTCTCTATTCTCTAATCGTTCTGCTACATTAGCTTTAGTTTCAATAACCCTAATTTCTGCAGATAGTTTTTTAATTTGTAACTTATCGATGTCACTAATTGAATAGCGCCGTAACAGTTCTTTTACTGCTACTAAACGATCTTTAATACTAGGCGGTTGCTCTGCTTGCTGTAAGCCGTCTGGAGTGCCTACCGTAACTATTTCAGTTTCTTCAGCTCTCGCTATTCTGGTTAACAGTTGAAGAGCTTCTTTTGCATCCATGATTTTATGAGATTCAATTTCGCTTAGTTTTTCGTTGATGTAAGCTTTGATATAAGGTTTTTTAAGGTTTTCTTTACCGATTTCAGCAGCCGTATTTTTAGAATACCCTGCCTCTATAGCTGACTTAGTAGCATTTCCTGTTTTAATGTATTCACTAGCAAATTTTAATTGCTTAGGAGTCATTTTCCGTTTCAAAGCACATTCACCACCACCTAACGCGAAATAAAAAGCGGCCTATTAGGTCGCTCATTCTTAATTTGATCTAAAGACCGTGTAGGAATTGAACCTACGAGTTAATTACTTAACAACTGTCAGGCAAATAATAGTAAAAAAGAATCCAGTTCTAGCTCCACCTCCGGCTAGCTACGGTCTATAAACACTCGTTTAAAGGTACGAGAGTTAGAACCTTGACACACAACACATTGTACTTATTAAAGTGTGGAAAGGATTAGAGAGGGAAAACATAAAGCCTCTCTACAGCTTAGATAGGACTTGCACCTACACCACAGTCTTAACCGTGTCCTTTTACGCATGGCAAACGTTTTCTAAGCTTGCTGTTTATAATTATTTTAATTTCAAAAGGAGGTCCAGCAGTTATGTGGAAAATAATGCTGCTCTTCTTATTTTTCCACGATACTAATATAACCCGTTTTACCGCTGGCAAAGTGATTGCATTTTGCTAACTTTTCGCCAGCATTTTGACGACAAAACGCCGACAAAGTGATTACAAAACGCTAGCAAAGTGACGACAAAATTAAATACTAAGCTAATAGAATCAATCGGTAAATTATCCAAAATGCTACTGTCTCAACGAATGTAGTCGTAAATACCAACAGCATCAAAATTAACTTGTTGTGTTTATCGGCTCTATCTGTAATTTTTAAAGACGTAGTACAAATAGCTGCTATCCAAACAAAAATTAGCAGAAAAATGAGTACTAATTTAACCACAGCTATCATAATTGCTCCTGCATTTTTGGTACATATACTACGTTCACAACTGTTTTGGATACTCGCTTTACACTAATAACTTCTCTGTAATCGCCTTGCTCTAAGAAGTTAAAAATATCTTTTCTAATAGCATCCATATCTTCGTTATAAAAGATTAGTGTTTTCATCTCCAGGATTCTCCTTCCAGACTGACTCTAAGGAGCCATCTTCATTTACATAATGCCAAATACCTTTCACATATTTAATCGGCTTTTTATCCAATTTCTAATACCTCCACATCTATTCGTGGCTGCTCACTATATCTTTTTCGAGTGAACATATCTACAATAATCGCGTCATCCGTCCAAATTGCCCCGTTAAGAGCGTCTAAAGTTGATTTAATATAATTATCCAAATCAGGCTTTTTAACGGGTAATACGTGCCCTATTGAGCGTCTAGCGTGTTCTTTTTTGCTAACACTTTTTTGTATTGGACGATAAAACGATATTTTAATAAATAAGGCTCCATCGAATAGCTTCAAGCCACTCTCTTTCATTTTCTGAACTGCTAAGCTATGTAATTCCTCTTTATACTTTTTAACGTTGTTAGGGTCGTAAATGTGAGGATATGGACGCGGTGCAATTCTAGGACGTGCCTGCGCTAGTGGCTCTATATCAAAACTAAAAATTGCCAAAATTTTAACTCCTAATTTCTTCTTTGTTACTAAATACCCGTAATTCTGGTATTTTCGTGTCAAATTTAACCTGCCATTTGATGATGCGGTTAGCAAAATCACACAAAGCTTCGCGACGCTTTGCACGAACTGTGGACTCTGACAAACCTATCCTTTCTGCAATATCACTATCTCTTAGTCGTAAAAGGTAGGTATATTCGAGTATTTCTCTGTTGTAGTCATTAAGATTAGGATTATTAGAGCAATCTTCGATTGTGCGATAAACTGCTCCGCACTTTGCCTCATAGTCAAAGAGCTGCATTATTTTAGTTTCTTCACCGTTTCCTGCACTGCCTCCACCACCAGTAACACTTAATTGAGGGCTGGATAAGCTAATATTGGCTAAATCTGATCTGTGCATCCCTGCACGGCTTAAATAAGTTTCAAAGTCATTTTTTAAGAAATTACGTACCTTGTTTACTGTTGCATTAACATTTAAATCCACATTTTTTAACTTATAAGCTACCACTTTCATCCAAAACCCTTCTAACTTATTTCTACATCTAGCAACTTCCGTAGTTTCTTAAATTCAGGGCTATTTTCTTTAGCCTTTGCAATAGAACCGAATTTAGCATCTATCGCTTTAAGTGCTTTTGCTACTTCATCGCTTTTAAGTTAAAGTCATCAACTTGCTCATAATTTTTGAACGTAATGTCATCATCATCCAAACCGTAATAATGCAATTCTCTTAGAACTACTATCCTGTCTTTTTCTTCGACCACAACTAGACCTCCTTAAACCTAATCAATGGTTATACCGTACTTATTGGTAAATCTCTTAACTAACCATTCCTTCTTCGCGTCTGCGGATAAATTAATATTATTAACTCTGTTCTGTCTATCTATTTCTATCTCGATAATTCGAGTCAGTAGCAATTCTTTGTTGCAGTTTCCGGCATTGTTTTCTATATTCGTCTCTAGGACCGCTTTCAACTCTGATAATCTTTTTGCGCTCCAATCCTGCACGTTGTCGGGCGTAACTTGTACTCCATCTACTAACATGGCCTTTCCCTCTTAATTCATTAATTGCGTCGTTAGCTAGTAAACCAACCCAGTACACGACACTAATAGTTCCAATAACGATTATTAATTCCAGTAATCCCCTAATAAAACTCACTCTCATACTCCTATAATTACTATTTAGCGTTTAATTCATCTTTGTGTTCTTTTAAATACTTGATTCCTAATACAGCGTATCCGGCTAAATCTAGTAATGTATCCTCTAAACTTTCATCATTTTCTTTGAGTTTTCCTTGTTTAACCAGGGATGCAATTCGGCTAAGCTTGTCACTTAATCTAATACCTAGTGCTTCTAAGCCCCAGTTATCCATAGTTTTGGTAAAGGAATCGCCATACGCTAAATTCTTTTCCTGGAGAGTGTCAGCTAAATAGTTTGTATATTCGATAAATTTATTATTGTCTGACTTTTCTGTAGTAATATCATCATCGCCTTCAGTAGTGTTTACGGTATTGAATAGATTGTCTTCATTAAGAAATAACCCGTTTTCTACTAATAAGTGCTGCAATTGTTCTCGTTCGTGATCGCTTAAGAGGTTTTGAGCACCGCATTGCCATCCAACATCAATATCAAAAATCACATAGTAATGTAGCCGTGGAACTATGGACCCTCTATCATAAATAATTTGTTTTACCTTTCCCTCATTGGAAATTACAGCTAAAAAAGGGTTGATTTCCTCCAGTTTTTCTTTAAATTCATCTATATTCATAGCTATCTTTTCTCCATTTTGTTCTATGCCCAGTTTGGTTAAGAAATTTAATGTCCCTAACCTTGCTGTTAGACTTATTTCGTTATCGCCAATTATTTATTGCCTACAATCTTCTTCATTTTTTCATTCGTAAATTACCTTGTTTTTAACCATGTCATTCCTACCCCATGTAATAACCGCGTTTCTTAACAACTGTCCATTCTTCAGCAGAAAATATTTTATGTACTTGTTGTACATTACCGTAGCAATCAACTTCACCTTTAAATTCGACAAATCCTTCATTATCATATTCAAAAGGGACTTCTTCACGTGACATCTTTCTTACTTGATAGCCAGGTAAAATATAATTTTCTAGTAAATTCATTGCTTTATTGCCTACCGGACGAAAATAATAGCTTCTAGTACTCTAATTTGTCGATAATCGCCAAACCACGCGTCTTTAAAGTAAGTCTTATATTTATCATCAAATGGCTTCCAGTCGTCGAATTGCTCCTCATATTGCTCTTTTAATTCTTTTTCATGCTCGAAATCTAACAATAGTTGTGCAGCACCCCAGAAAGTTAGAATTGGTTCTCCAAGAGCATTTTCATTCCAGATATGACTAATAACCCAATCAACACGATCTTGTACATATTCTGGCAATTCAAAGCGCTTAGGAGATAATGGCTTACCGTCTTTATCAACAGCCCAGCCAAAAGTATATTTGCTTTCAAGCTTTCCTTGCTTTCTAACCATTTCTTTGTAGCTAACCATTATTTATCCTCCTCAAAAATATTTAGTACTGTATTTTTCATTTGATTCATAGTAAAAACGCAATCTGAAATATCAAAACTTACTTGTCTTTTTCCGTCGTCATTTTCAGCAACTCGCATAATTACCGCTTGTCGTCTTTCGAGTGGCAAAACTATAGTAAAATTATCCTTTTTAGCCTGTAATTTACCTTCTTTTGCTAACCTGTCGGTATATTTATAGATCTTTTGAATTGCAGTATCATAACTAATCGACTTCATTTTCAAGCCACTCCTTCTCGAACTCTTCTTTATTAAAATTTTCAGCTTCCCAAATCTTGCTATCTGGTTCAAATTCGTGACACCAACCGCACATACAAATAAGTTCTTCTACTAAATCCATTTGCGACTTATTTTCCATATCATCAAGTTGCGGTACTCTTACGGCTCTAATATCCGTGTACTGAAGACTATCATCATAAGCTAGGACACTGTCCAAAGCAGTTTCACCATTAAGTACCTTAGCTTTGGCTTCATTTCTTGTATCAGCAAAAACTAAATCAGAGAACTCATTACTAAAATAAGTACTAATCTCCCATGCTTTCATCCTCATACTCCTTGGAATATTTCTTTATAAATTCTTCAGGCGTTAAGCCATACCATCCATAAAATTCACCATCTAGTGCGCAATCCGATCTTACTCGCCAATCCATTGACATTAACTCCCGAGCATATTTCAAAGCCCATTTAATGTCGTCGTCATTTTTATCTTTTGATTTCTTCATCTTCATGTTCCTCCATAAACTTATTAGCAGCTTTCAGCATACCGATATATACGTGAAGACTACTTGCAGTAACTGCCGTAATGTCTCCCTCAAAATCTACATACCAGCAATTACCCCCGTCCTCTCGAGGTGGAACAAGAGAAAATATCAATTGTTCATCGATATATACACGAACAGTACCGGCATAAGAGTTCCCTAGTACTAGACCATTGGAATCATGCCTTTTTACGCGAAACATATTTTTCTTTTCTTCCTCAACATGAACCTTTGAATCACTTGCACCGTGTTGAAGTTCTTTTTCAAATTCTTCAATCGTCATCTTAAATACCTCTCAATTTCTAAAATGGTAAATCGTCTTCAGTAATATCAACTGGTCCACTATTGCCCTCAAACGGATCATTTTTAGCAGCACTATTGTTTCCAGCATTACCAGTATTGCTATTAGCATCTTTTTTTGATTCTAAGAAGGTAACATTTTCTACTACGATTTCTGTAACGTAAACTCTATTACCAGCTTTATCATCATAGCTTCGTGTTTGCACACGGCCATCAATACCAACTAGAGAACCCCTATGAAAATAAGTACTAATTAGTTCCGCCGTCTTTCTCCATGCCACACATGAAATAAAATCGGCTCCACTTTCTTTGCCTTTATAGTGTGGACGGTCAACAGCTAATACGAATTGAGTTACAGATATACCGCTACCTGTGGTTCTTAACTCCGGGTCACGTGTTAATCTTCCGGTTAATACTGTTCTATTTATCATTTCTTAGCTCCTTGTATTCAATAAAAAGATAAAATTGTAATTTTTGATTGCCTAAAGTATCAGCGGGCGTCCAATCTTTAGTAAAAATGCGATTAATAATTTTTATATTGGAATGCTTTGCCAACCATTCATTTACTAAATTGTCAAAATTATCTGAATAAGCATAAAAAGTTTTAACTTTAATCATCACTTTCACTTCTTTCGTCTGTCATCCATGTCATTTCACCTGCTAAATGATTTAAGCCAAACATGCGCCAACGCAATTTATTTTCTTCGTTGATTTGAATTTCGAGGATTTTCCACTCAATAGCTCGATTACGCCCGATATACCAGTAAGTAGGAACGGCTTTATCTAGTTGTTCGGCGTTCCAATACGGCTCGTTAGAGCTGCCTATCCACTCCCAGGATTCAACACTTTCTAGATGTCGTTTAGCAAAATCATTGCTCTGCTTTAGGAGCTTATAAACTCCTATGCCATCTAATTCCTTCTTTTCTTGATTCATTTTTTCTTTTAAACCAAACTTTGCTTTTAAAATTTCTTTTTTACTAAGCATGTACTTCCTCCTGCACTTCTAGCATTGCTGTTAAATCAGCATTAATAGTAAGAATTTTTGACAAATTAGCACTAAATACAGTACCGGCTTCTATCTGCTCTTCTAGGCTGTTCTTAATGCTTAAAAGTACATATTCTTCACTCTCACCACGCAATTTTGCTAAATTTTTAACTTGTTCACTGATATACAAGCGGCGAAAATGGCTTTTCTCAATGATGCAACTTGCAAAAATGCGATTTAAGTACTTTCTTTGTAACTTGTCTTCTTTAGTCATCGTTTTCTTCCTCTTTGGTTTGATCCTGACTGCTTTGATTGATTAAGCAGGTAAAAACATGATCTGCTACCTTGTATGGGTCTTCTCCTAAAGGAGTGTGATGTTTGGCATATTTAAGAATGCTCAAATATTGCATCACGCTAGATTCAAACGCTATTTCTATTTCTGTTCTTTTATTTGTCATTAGAGTCCTCTCTTATCACTGATACCTGAAAAATCGATTCTGCGTCCATTTGAGTCAGACAGTAAACGGCTTACGATTTTAGGGTTATAAACTTCTTTTAGCTGCTGCAAAGTCAAATTCGTAGTTACAATAAGACGCTTCTGATTATCAAAAATCTGCTTTAAAATGTCTTGCCTAAATTGCGTAGCATTAGTTGTAACGCTGGTCATAGAGCTTTCGCTTCCTAGATCATCCAGGACTAGAACATCAACACCAGTTAGTAATTTTTGAGCGTTAAACTCTGTCCACCAGCTATTAGGATTCTGCTTACTTTCGTAAATTTTTCTAAAAAGAGTACTAATATCAATGAATAAACATTTTTGATCGCTCTTTTTATTAATCTCGTTAAGCATTGCCATAGCTAAATGAGACTTACCTTCTCCTGGAGTTCCATATAGTAGAGCTGTCAATGGCTTACCATGTTCTAACGGCAATAATTCCATTTTTTTGCGCTTACGTTCTCGATTTTCTTTTTTTATCCAAAAGTCCTTATATTTATGGCTCGGATTATCGATAAACTCTTTAGCGATTAAATAGGTTCCATTGCCTACTTGAGCTTCTTTGCTACCTTTTTCAGCTTTAAAATTAGCAAAAGTATTTTTAAAATCATCTGGATCACTAACTAAACTGCGAGTAGTAAGCACTTCTTTAACTTGTCGTGTTTTAAAACTGGATACTAAGTCCTGCTGCTCTTTTTTTACTTTTTCTTGCGTGCATTTCAGGCAAAACGGCTCCCCTTTGCCATAGGAATCAACAATCAGGTTAATTCCGTGAATAGGGCATTTATCCGTTACTTTTTTGGTTTTAATCCTAATATCTGATAATCCTTGCATTTAGCTCACCTCCTAAAAAGGTAAATCATCGTCATTGATAGCTCGTATACCTAAATCGCCACCATAGCCACCGCTAACCGGTTCACTAGCAGGCTTACGTTTATTAGCGTTTAAGTAGTCATCAAAGTGCCTAGTAGCAAACAAGGTTCCAGGGACCATGTATTTCCAAAACTCGGTACCTTGCCATTCGAATGCCTTATTATCAATAACAGTTTTAAAGTCTTGTAGTGTGTAACCTTCATTCCATCTCGCTTTAATCAAACGTTGATAAGATTTAGTAGTAGAGTGTAGGTTTTGACCGGTCTTTTTATTGAGATGATCGATAATTTCTTTGTAAGGAATCGGCTCGGCACTTTGTGATGTGCCTTTTTTATTATTTTTACTCTTACCTAACCTAACCTTACCTAACCTAACCTCGGTATCCATTTTGTTATCATCTTGTATACATGATGTATCCACTCCGCTAGCATTCTCTTGAATCGTTGATTCAACAGGCTTTTTAGCTGGTTGAAGTTCATACTGTTTAGCATTGCTTAACTTTAATTTTTGTTTATCTTTCTCGTAGACCGTAGGATGGTATCGGTCTTTTTGGATGTAGTTATGTATATGCCAGTCCCGTATGACTGCTACACCATCTGGGAAAACTAAAATAAATTGTTTTGCTACTAAAACTTTTAAGTCGTCTTCACTAGCACCGATCATTCTTCTGATAGTTTTTGCATTTCCTAAAAAGCCATCATCGTCTGCGTGCATATTCAGATGGAAATACAGGTTTTGCGCCGTGGCTGGCATATCTAAAAACGCATCTGTATCTGTAATCTGCTTACTAAACATTCTTCTTTGTGCCATATCGTTTCCCTACTTCATATTTTTTAATAGATAATTAAGGACTTTTGCGCTCTTATCATCTAAGCTATTAGCCCATGCTTTTGCATCTTGGTAGTGTGGTCCATTTTTATTTGAGAGATAAGTGGCCATAACCCCGACTGTAGTTTTTTTGCCTTTATAAGTCGTTGACCAGTTTTTTGCTTGTTGCAGCTTATTTTTATAGTTACTGTATTGTGCGTTTTGTGAATTTTGTTTCACACTTCGGCTCTTCTTATAACTCTCATTGCTGTCTGGATCATCTTGCCGGTTATCTAGCATAAAGAAACCGTCTAGTGCTCTTTTACGTGCATAACTGGATGATGAACCGGATAGCTGCGGCGCATCCATGCCTTTTCGTGTGTCATCTTCTCTTGCTACAGCACTAAAACGTTTAACTTCACCGCTTACCAAATCTTTAATAATCCAATTAGACTTAATGTAGTTAAATTTGCCTACACATATCGGTTCTTCATTTTCCATACGGACCATAACTCTTAGATCCTTTTCAAAGACTTTGAGCTGACTTTCAATGTCTTCTGCAGTCCGGTATTTAAAGCCACCGTAGTCATTGTCACGATCCTTAGGTACTTTTAGCAGGTATTGAATAGATACAATCTTTTCATCGAGCGTTAAAGTTTCTGCCTTACTCTTTTTAGGTGACTGTTTAAGTTTCTCTTTTACCTCTGGCTCGTTTTTTGGAGCTTCTTTGGTATCTTTATCAGATTTATTTTTATCTTTGTCAGTAGGCTCTAAATGAGTTGTTTTAGTTAGAGCATTGTCTAACTCTTTCTTCTTTTCAGCATCCATAGTTGACCTCCTACATGATTGTTGTCTTGCGGTTAGGCTCTAGGTGGGCACCTGGAACTAGTTTCCCGGCTGTTAGATCCGCATAAATCAATTTCTTATCAATCTTTTCAACTGTTTCCGTCTTCTTAAAGTCTTTAGGAATTAGCGCTTCATCATCGATGTAAGTAGAAGCTCTATAATTACGTGGTTTAAGAATATGGTTAGTAGTCTTAATCTGCTTAGCACCACTGGCATCAATGGTGTCTGTCATGTAAGACATGATTCTAGTGTTAAGATTTTCAAGACGCTTTTTTTCTTTAGACAGCGTTTTAATTTTTTCGGTTAAGAAGTCTTGAGTAGCTTTGTTGGAGTCATACCAGCCGGCTAACCCGTCTAACTTGTCATCTCTAGTAGCTTCTAGGCTATCTAGTGTGTCAATTAATACGGCAGGATCTAAATCGCCGTTGTCCATTTTTTCTTTGATTTTTTCGATAGAAGCGTTAATTTCAAATAAATTCATGTTATAATCTCCTTAGTTTTTCTGTTACCTAATAGGTAATTCGTAAGGATTCACTTGTACCACGAGTGAGTCCTTTTTTGTTTCATCAAATTCTAGTAAGTCCCGTTTAAAAATTCGGTGGGGTTGTTGACTAGATAAACTAGCAGTAGTCCCAAAACTATTGCTATTCCGCAAAAGATTAGCAACGCGCTTTTTTTCGTAACGGTCTTGTCTACGTCGAAGTAAGTATTGATGAAATCTGTCCATTTTTCTAAGCCTCTTTCTAAAATTCTCATTGTTGTTAGCCTTTCTTCTCTGCAAGCATTAATAAATTCCACTTAAGCCCTAAATCTAGTCCCTTATCTCTAATCTTGATAAGCTGATTAATAGTTAGGTTTAACTTTTCTAATGCACTTGGGTCATCTTCTACTTCTTTAAGTTCTCTTCTAGCCCTAAGAACTCCGTTAGCCCAAGCTACGCCTTGTTTTGTTATTTCTTCTTCGCATTTTTTAAGTTCGCTCTTCATCGTGCATCCCTCCTTAAATATCCTTAGTGTTAATGTGGTCTTCAATGAACTTGAAGGCTTCATAAGTACCAGCCCGTTTGCTTTCATCTTTTAATTGCTGATAAAGAGCAAGGACAGCAGCCGTAGCGTTAATGTTAGTAGCGTGGCTATTAGTTTGCATAGCAGGCAGATTTTCATGATTACCAGCTTCATAGAGCCGAACTATGATATATTCATCATGATTTTTAATAATCTTCTTAGTCATATCCATTAACTGACTATCTGGTAGTTCTCTAGTTTTGTCTTGTTTCCAGCAATCTTTAATAAAAGAAATCGCTTGAAAGTTAATGTCTTGTAGTTCTTTTAAAGAAGCTGCGTGTCCATCAACCATTAAGGCTCCTGGTTTATCTGAATCATTGATACTTAAAAGCCAGTTGAATGTTTCTTCAATACTGTTAAATTGCATTTTTATACCTCTTCCATTTCTGCTTTCAAAAACTTGTTAACAAAATACTGTTGTCCTCGACCGGTGACTTTAGGTGTTTTACTAATCGAAGTAGCACCGTTTGAGTGATTGATAGTAGTTTCTTTGATCTTGAATAATCCCATATTCATTGCTTTTTGAGTTGGCATATTCCAGTCACTACCTTTTCTATTAATGAGATAGCCATTTTCACGGAGCCACTTAAAAAGTCTTGTTGCTCCGATATCTACACCGTTACCGCGTAAGATTTTGGCGAGTTCTCCAACCAAAACAGTCGATTTACTTGTTGCTACCGAGTCAGCGAACAACGCCTTAGGCTTCATTTTTTCGATTTGAATATCTTTTTGTCGGAGTTGGTCGGCGGCTTGTTGTAGTAAACTTGCTAGGCCATCTTTGTTGTTCACAACGTCAAACGCCTTTTCATCTGTCATATATGCGCCATGTCTTCTAATTGTTGGCAGTACTTCAGAAGTTACCCAGCGCTTAAATCTTTTAGCGTTTGGCATTTTGCTTGCTAGGATTAAGCTATATAATCCGGATTCGTTAATAATGGTTAAATTTTGTTTTCCGCCAGGGGTCTGTATTTTACCGACCCCTTTATCTTCTTCATCAACGTGTTGTTTTATAGCATCTGCTGTTCTAGAATAGCCAAGAATTGCAGCTACATCTTTACCGACGAAGTAAGGCTCACCATCAATTTTTAAAGTTCTTACTTGCTGATTTTCAAAATTAAAAAGTTGAATTTGATCTTCCATTTTCTTTTCCTTTCCACTACGCATAACCCTTCACACAATTATTTTCGGCAAATCTTATTAAGTCCGATTTTTTATAACGCTTCATTCCGTCCATTACATAAACTGGCACGTTGTATTTTTGACGAATACGCCAAAATTGAGTCACGCTCATTCCCAAGACACTAGCTGCATCTGTAGCATTAAGAAATTCCATTAAGGTGTATTGCTTTGTGTATTTTTCAATAAGCTTTACAGCATCCTTTTTATTCAATAAGTTTTGCTCTCGTTTAGGTTGAGTGCGTTTAACTTCCTGCACAACTAGCTGATATATGCCTTTTTGCAAGTCATTCATTTATTTCATCCCCTCAATATTGAGAATTTGATAAATTTTCTTTCTAAGTTCGATTGACTTAGGGGCAGAGTCACCTTTGATCGCTCTATTTACTTGCTGTGGATTTTCTTTTATAAGCTTAGATAGTTCTTTTTGTGTCATTCCTCTATCTAAAAGAGCAATCTTGATCTTTTTTTCCAAGTTTTTACGTGATTCTGCTAAAGCTTCTTCAATTGGCATTAATTTCAACTCCTTATTTAAAACGGTTATTTTTTAATCAAATAATTGACAAATATTATCGAATTCAGTACTATTAACTTAAAAATAAAAGGGCTTAAACGCCTATTATTCTTATGTTTGGCTTAGTCACTGTTTCTTAGTTATTTGTTTATTAATTACTTGACGATTAAATAATAACTGAATTCAGTACTTTAGTCAATACATTTTTATCGAAAACAGTAATTTTATTTTTTAGAATGTGATGGAATGTTGACATGGAGCTAGTTGAGCGAATTAAAGAAATTGCTAAAAATAAAAAAGGATGGAGTTTAAAAGAAACCGCTCAACATGCCGAAATTGGTGAAAATAGTATTTATAGATGGAAAAAGCAAGTTCCAAATATGAATTCTCTTGCCAAAGTTGCGGATGTGTTGGGAGTTTCTGTTGACGAATTGCGAGGTATCGATCAAAAAGAAACGATTACTAACACTGATTTAGAAGAAATGTTAGATACTGCTCATTCTTATGATGGAAAGATAATGACTGAACACGACCGTGAAATAATCAAAAGTTACCTTAAAGGATATTTTGAAGGCAAGAACTAAGGTGAAAGTTATGCGTGCTCGCATCAAACATTTACTTAATAAATATCATTTGAAACTGGTATACAAAGATATTGAGGGCAAAGGATATATAATTCATACGCCTGCTAATGTACCTGATTTTATTTTTGTTAAAGAAAATCTATCCGATGAGGAAACAGAAAAAGTCATATTACACGAAGTTGGTCACGCTGAAAATGATGATAATGTGATTGGCAATTATAAAACTAACAGTCGTGCGCATGACTGCTATGAAAGTGGAGCCAATAAGTTTGTAGTTAGTGAGAAGGTTAAAGAATATGCTAATTTAGGCTATGACACTATGAATGCTAACTGGCTAAATTTAGCGCAGTATATTGGAACTGATAATTATTGGTTAGTTCGTGAAGAACTGCAAAAATATAGATTTAAAGGATAAAGATTAATTCTGTAATCTAAATGGAGGTTATTTACTATGATTTATGTTCTTGTTGCATTTTTTGACATTATTGTTATCGCATCAATCGTAGCTGCTATAGTTTTCTGGCGACGAAGTAAAAAATACAAAGATAATAAACAAGAAAAGAAGAAAGCGCTTTACTCTATCGTGACTGCTATTATTGCGTTTGTACTTTTTGTAGTAGCTGTACAACAGATGCCAGACGATTCCAGTAGCTCCAGTGAACCAACTACGCAGCAATCTGCATCTACTACTTCTAGCTCTAGTAGTCAAACTACAGAAGAAAGTAAAACTAGCAGTAGCAAAAGTGAGGATACTTCTAGTCACTATAGCCAAAAGCAAGTTAAAGCAATTAATAAAGAATTAGTTGCAGCTTTAAAAGACGATCAAAAAGATGCTACAGATGGAAATAGTAATTACAATTATGCTAATTATTTGGTAGGAATTAAAATTCAGCCTAACAAAACTGCATTGGTTTACGTTGATGGTGATAATTTCTTAAATCTAAGTGACGATGATAAACAAATAGTTGGAGAACGCACAAGCGGATTAATAGGTAGAGCTATTGTTACTGCCGGTGTAAATTACTCACCAGAAGAAAATAGAAATGGTGTTTATATGTCTTTCTATAATGGCCCACAAGCTATCGGACATTCTAAAACTTTTAATCACACTGAATTTAAATGGTATAAACAATAATAGGCTTAAAACGCCTTTTATTTTTACCCACTAAAAGAACATCAGTTTAATTTTGAACAAAAAATAAAAACCTACTAACGACTTGCATTAGTAGGCTCCACACGATTCACACATATTGAACCATGATTTTTTTGAAAGGAAGGATTATTATGCCTAAACGAAAAAATACCGCGATTAAGTCTTATAAGCTCAAGAACGGTAAAAGAAAATACATGTTTAGAATTTATCTCGGGATGAAAGGTACAAAGAAAGTAGAAACTACCCGGCGTGGTTTTAATTCTTACGAAGAAGCCGATGCCGCATATAAAAAAATGGCTGCTGAAGACGCTCAAGATTTTATTAAAGAAAAACAGATTACTTTTGATGAACTTTATAAAAAATGGCTGCCTTTTTATAGTCGAAATGTAAAAGAATCGACGCTATGGAAAACTGAAACAATGTATAAAGTGCACTTAAAAGATAAGTTTGGTAGTCAATACATCGATCAAATTACAACAGCAGAAATTGCTGATTATTTCCTTGAACTTTCGACAGAATACGTTAATTATAAGGTTCTATTCTGGTATATGCGCCGTATTTTTGAATATGCGATAGATATTAATCTGTTGAATAGAAATCCTGCTAGAGCTTCCCTATTGCCTAAAAAAACAACTGTTGAAAAGCGACGTGATATAGCACATAACTTTTATACAGCAGATGAAATACATCAATTTCTTGATGCTGCAAAACAATATAACGAACGTGCTTATATTTACTTCTCTATCCTGGCTTCTACCGGTATGCGTAAATGTGAAGGTTTAGGACTGGAATGGCAAGACATCGAATTTGACAAACAAAGAATATACATCCAACGCACTACCGCATATGGCAAGGATAATAAATATATAACTCAACTCCCTAAAGGAAATAAAAAGCGTTATGTCCCTTTGGATGATCGTTTAGCAGCACAATTAAAACACTATAGAAGCGATCTTTCAGATAAATTATTCCACACTGCAGATAACAACTTTTTAAGACCCAGTAAGCCGGATCAATGGCGAAGAGCTATATATAAGATTGATCCTGATTTAAAACAAATAACTATTCATGGCTTACGTCATACATTCTCTACCCTGCTTAACCAATCCGGCATCAATCCTAAAGACGTTGCTTCGATTCTCGGACACACTAAAGTAGATTTAACATTAGATGTATACACTCACTCAACTAAAGAAGGAAGAGAGCAAGCGCGCCTAGAAATAAATAAGCTATTTTAGCCTTAAAAATCATCTTTTCGATCATTTTTCGGTCAAAATAGCTTAGATATATTTGAAAACCTTGATACAGCAAGGCTTTCACTTAATTTAAAGAAGTTAATATGGAGATGAGGGGAATTGAACCCCTGTCCAAACGCATTCCGTCACTGACCTCTACGATCATAGTTATATTACTTGAACTTCACTAGCCCAAAACGCCATATAACAGG